GCCGATTGGCGCTCAAACAAAAGACCCTGTTTGGTCTCAGTAATTGTGCTCTGCCCGAAAGGGCGTGCGTGCAGCTGTTGGGATGATCCCAGGCAACTCAGGAGTTGTCAAACGTCATTTGAGAGAGGACAAGATGTTTTCCGTCCCTAAGGGGAGGGTAAGCTCTTTATGGTGTTAAATAACCATATACCACGGTCGCGTAAGCGATCCCGGTTGGAACTTACAGATGATGAGCGATTGCTCGAGGCATCTATCTTGGTTCTCGACGTTTAAAACTGAAAAAGTTGGGTTCGTTAGACCGATGTGGGGCGCTACGGTGTCTCATGTCTGTCTGGTTAACCTGACGGGGTCAGGGTAAGGTGGTGCAAGTTGGTTCTAAGGGATAAAGTGTTCCTTAGATTAAATGAGGAGATTCGTACTCCCGACCTCCCGAAAGGGGAGATTTGTACCTAATTACAACTCGTTGAGAATAAAAGATGGATAACCTCACGGTATTCTCTACCTACCCCCTGAGGGGTGCCTGCGGCCCTCCTGAAAGGGAGGAAACCGAGGAAAAGGAGATTGTGAAATCTTTAATCAATGCTCAAACTTCTTTCAACTACCAGAACTTCGTTCCGACAGTCGTTAGTCGCTCGAGCCTTGACCTTTTCTTGGCATTTCCATGTTAAAACATGGAAAGCGATGGTTGGGCCACTCATCCGAGTAGCCCGACTGATCGTAGGTAAAGTAAGCCGATCATGGGTTCTATCTGTCCTTCATTTCTCTCGAAGATCTGTGCAACTCGCTCGATCTCAATCGCCGAAAGGGCTAGCTCGGTACCTTAAAGCTTGTAGTATCCTTCTTATGAAGGGTGCTGCAGGGGATAAGATTTCCGATGTTGGCCCTCTTGGTGCTAGAGTCGGGCGGAGGGGACGATTGCCAAGCATTATTCCGTCTTGGCATCGAAAGCAAATCCGGTTAGGGAACGTGTTAGTGATTCGCCTTTGGTTGACGTTATTCGGGTTATACCGAGTACTCGACTACCGAGGGACTTTATCAACTTCCACAATTACCTCTCCGGGGGTGCCATTCGATCGAGAGCCGTTCATTGACTTTGTACCTCGCTTCTTTGCGATCCTTCCGGATTTCAAGAAAGTGGAGTTCAAACCAAAGTACAGCCCTCGGATCATCCTCAAATCAGGGCCTGGTACCAGTAGTGAGCAAGGATTTGGTACGACCACTTCGGTTCTCGTGGCGACTGCGCGGGCTCTGTTCGAGTCTCCCCTTTGGGGGAGCTTCGTTGAGGTCACGCGGAAGCTACGAATTCCGGAATGGGCTACTACCCTTGAGATGCTTGCTACTGCTGCCATTGCTACCGGTTTGCCCTCTGTCTCTGGCCTTGGTCGGCTAGGGACGAAGGATGAACCCGGTAAAGTGCGGGTCTTCGCTATGGTCGATTGGTGGACTCAGAATGTCTTGGAGCAACTCCATGATTATCTGTTCTCGATCTTGAGGAGAAATCCTCAGGACGGGACTTTTAATCAGGGGGCCGCGGTCAAGAAGTTACAGCTAATGGTGAAGGAGGGGCATCGAACGATGTTCTCTCTGGATCTATCAGCCGCAACGGACCGACTGCCCATTTCTATTCAGATTCCGATTATCAATCGATTGTTCCCGGGGCTAGGAGAGCCCTGGGGACATCTCCTGGTTGGGAGAGCATACCTTCTGCGGAACCGTGGAGAAGGAGGGGTCCTCTTGAATAAAGAAGATCTCTTCTACTCCGTGGGACAGCCAATGGGAGCTCTCTCTTCTTGGGCGATGTTAGCGATGACTCACCACTTCCTGGTGCAGTTCTCTGCGAGTCGTGTGGGATACAGAGGATGGTTTCCGCTCTATGCCATCCTGGGGGACGATATCGTCATTGCAGACAAGAAAGTTGCGATGTCCTATCTCTCAACAATGCGGACTCTTGGCGTAGGCATTAACATGTCCAAATCCTTAATTTCCGGAAACGGAAGTTTCGAATTTGCGAAGCGATTCGTATACCAAGGTGAAGATGCGACTGCCATCTCCTTAGCGGAGGCGGCGGTTGCGTCCTCGAGCCTTGCGGCTCTCGTGATGTTGATTGATCGGATTTCACAATTCCGAGTCCCAAGTATCGGGGATGTCCTTGCGTTCCTGGGTCGAGGTTATCGAGTCCGGGGAGGCCTGATGAAGCCGTACTCAGAAATGAGTCGGCACGTCATGCTTCTCCTGGTCTTCTTAACTCAGCCCCGGGGGCCTTTTTCACCTTCCGATGCCTGGTTGCCATGGTTGGCAAGCACTGGACTTTTCCGGCATGAAACAGGATCTGTTTCAGGCGTGCTCCGAGCCCTTCAAGGTATCGTCAGT